AGTAACGATGATACTATTGATATGGGAGAAATAGAACAAGGCTGGCTCTCTGGCGGTATGATAACATTAACTGCTCAATCCGCTACTCGTTGGCACTGTGCAGCATATCTAATTGGTGACGCTACATTAGCAACTCCGTTTGAGTAAGTAGCTTAGTATGGCTGTAAAAAAGAAATCGACTGTTAATAAAGCTGGTAACTATACCAAGCCTACAATGAGGAAAGCTCTTTTTAATACTGTTAAAGCTGGGAGTAAGGGTGGAAAGCCAGGCCAATGGTCTGCTCGTAAAGCCCAACTCCTGGCTACCCGTTACAAAGCTAAAGGCGGAGGATACAAATAATGCCCCTATCAAAGAAACAGAAAAAGATAGCTGCAGTAGCTACTCCAAGAAATAAAATTACTGGCGCAGATTTTGCAAAACTAAAGGGTAAAAAACGTGGCACTAAAACCAAGTCAAAAGTCGCTTAAATCCTGGACTAAACAGAAATGGCGAACTAAGAGTGGCAAACCTTCTAGCAAAACTGGCGAAAGGTATTTACCAACTAGTGCCATTAAATCTTTATCTAGCAGTGAATATGCTGCAACTACCCGTAAGAAAAGAGAAGATACTAAAAAGGGTAAACAGTTTAGTAAACAACCTAAGACGATAGCTAAAAAAACTAAATCATATCGGAAAGTATAATGGCAGAAGTCGAGTATAAAGGAATAAAGGTAGGTGGCTCTAAGCTGCTACTTATAATTCCTTTAGTCGGTACTATTATTGGGGGTTTATGGGGTGGCTTTGAAGCGTACCAGAGATACCTTTCTATGGAAAGCAAAATAGCTAACTTTGTATCCCCTGATTTGTCATTTATTACTAACCATATGGTTATGGTAGAGGGTGAACTAGCTATTATCAGCGAACAGTTTACCAACCTTAAAGAAGCTGACCGCTTAGTTAATGAAATAATCAGCGAACAGGTCAATTCAATTAAATCATCCTTAGCTAGTGTATCCGCTAGTGTACATGATGCTAAGATTGAGCTGCGGGAAGACTTAACTGGCATAGAATCAACTATGGATAAGCAAGAGCAGCGTATGAAAGACGACCTAGTGGCTCTTGAAGGCACAATAGAGAATGTTGATCTTACAGTAGACAATAAACTAGACTCTATTAAAGCATCAATGGATCAATTAGAAGATCGCATTGGCGTAGACATAGATGATGTTGAAACATCTATAGATTCACAGAGTTCCGACGTAAAAAGTACACTATCTCAAGTTGAAAAAGACATGTCAGAGCAAGAACTACGTAATCGGCAGAACATAAAGGATGTAAGAGGTGTTATAAACGCCTTTGAGATCCGTATGGATGCTAAAATAGACAGACTAGACGCTAAAATAGAAACATTAGAGCTAAATTTAGATGATAAGATTAAAAAAGCTCTACTAAACCCATTGTCAGGAAATTAATATGTACTATTCCACTAAAAACCAAAAAAACTTCCGCTGTGTAGGCAGTGGACACCACGAAAAGTCCGATAATACTGCAGAACGCTTTGGAAGCAAAGATTTACGTGGCAGTAATGGTATGCAAAAAGAAACAATTGACAACTTGACACAACCTGAAGATATGATGTACAGTATGATTATGATGCCACGGAGTTAAACATGGCAACACCTAGAAAAGGCAAGGCAAAGGTTAAAGTAACCTCGTCAGGCAAAAAGGTTAGCTATGGGCAAGCAGGAAACGCTAAAGGCGGTGGCCCAAGAGTTCGTGTAGGGACATCTAAGGGGAACAGTTACTGTGCAAGAAGCCTTGGAATAAAAAAAGGTCTTTCTAAAAAGAAACAAAATGATCCTAATACTCCTAATAACTTGTCCCGAAAACGATGGAAGTGTTCTGGGGCTACATCCAGAAGGACATAAACGATGTTCAGCCCTTTAGTTCTCTTATGCTCTATGATTACCTTAGAATGTGCTACTTATGGTGGTCCTGTCTTTGAAACTGAAATAGGGTGTTATACGGGGATGCAACAAGTTGGTATACCTTTTTTACAAAAAAAGTACCCTGATTTGGTAATTACAGACAAAAGATGTGTTTATTGGGGCAAACCTGATACAGAGGTAGATACTTAAAATGGCTCCACGTGATTATAAAAAAGAAAATGCTAACTATAAAAGCAGACCAGAACAAATAGCTAAACGTGTTGCTCGTAACAAGGCTAGACGTATGGCTACAAAGGCGGGCCTAGTTAAAAAAGGCGATGGTAAAGACGTAGACCATAAGAATGGCAATCCATTAGACAATCGAAAAAGTAACCTACGGGTGCAGAAGGCATCCAAAAACAGATCGTTTCCAAGAAACAAAAAAGCAGGAAAGGCTTAATACAATGATGGGCATGAAGAAAAAAGATGAGAAGTCTATGGGATACATGGGCGGTGGTATGGCTAAGAAATCTATGGGATACATGGGTGGCGGCATGGCTAAAAAAACTATGGGCTATAAAAAAGGTGGCATGGCTAAAGCTGGTGCATCTAATCCCCCAAACAGAAAAGCTAAAAAGTAACATGGCAAAAGGCGTACAACATTATTTTAAAGATGGGAGAAAGCATAATGGGGGTACTCATAAAATGCCTGATGGTTCCGTACACTCTGGTAAAACTCATACTAAAGGTTCTAAAACCGTGGTTCACTTTAAAGATCTTACGAAATTGGCAAAAGAAAGAACTAAACGTGCCTAATTATATGGCAGGTAAAAAAGATGATAAGGAATAACAATGGCTAGACAGCTAACAGACAATCAAATTAAATTCTTAGAAGTTCTGTTTGATGAAGCAGGGGGTAATCATGCTGTAGCAAAAAGACTAGCTGGCTATAGTGAGAATACTCCAACTAAATCTGTAAGAGATTCTCTAAAAGACGAGATTCTAAGTGCTACTACAGATTATCTTGCACAGATTGCACCTAGAGCTGCTGTAGCTATGGCTAGTGCCTTAGATGATCCTACTGAGTTAGGCATACGAGATAAGATGGCTGCCGCTAAAGATTTATTAGATAGAGGTGGCTTTGGTAAAGTAGATCGTGTTGATGTAAGTTCTTCTGGAGGAGGCGTATTTATATTACCCGCTAAAGAAGGTACGAACGAATAAAAGCTTGGGAACGAGACACACTAGGGTTTTGGGAATTACCTAAACCTGCTAGGGGACAAGAAAGAAACTGGCACACAGTAGCTAGAGTTTGTGCAAGACAAATTCCTTTTGGTTATGAAGTTAATCCAGAAAATGAAAGACTACTAGAACCAATAGTACATGAGTTAGAAGCACTTGAATTAGCCAAAAAACATTTAAAACAATACAGTATTAGAGATGTGGCACAGTGGCTGACAAGACAAACGGGGAGAAGCATCTCCCATATGGGTTTAAAGAAAAGAGTAATCATTGAGCGAAAACGTAAGAAAGCAGCTACGATTAAAAAGCGACTTGCCCAACGTCTCCAAGAAACGCTACAAGAAATCGAAAAGCTTGAAGAAGGTTGTGTTGGAGCCTACTCTATTAGAAAGCCCTGAACAAAGTAAGTTGCTTCCTGCTGTCCCAATGGCAGCACCGTTTGACACGGAAGTTGCACAAGACATAGTTTTTCAGCCTAACGCTGGGCCACAAACAGAATTCTTATCATCATCAGAACGAGAAGTTTTATATGGTGGTGCTGCAGGTGGCGGCAAATCTTATGCAATGTTAGCAGATCCGCTACACGGATTAAACAGTCCTAACTTTAGTGGACTACTAGTCAGACACACGACAGAGGAACTACGTGAACTTATTCAAAAAAGCCAAGAACTATACCCTCGTGCAATACCAGGTATCAAATGGTCTGAGAGGAAAAGTCAGTGGACCTCCCCTAGAGGTGGAAGACTTTGGATGTCGTACCTCGACAAAGATATGGATGTTACACGTTATCAAGGTCAAGCATTTAATTGGATCGGCTTTGACGAATTAACACAGTGGAGTTCTCCTTACGCTTGGGACTATATGAGATCTCGTTTGCGTAGTGCCAGTGCAGCCGAACTAGGTTTGTATATGAGAGCTACTACAAACCCAGGAGGTTTAGGACACCAATGGGTTAAGAAAATGTTTATAGACCCATCACCATTAAGAGAACCTTTCTGGGCTACTAACATAGAGACAGGGGAAGAGATACGATTTCCTAAAGGCCACACGAAAGAAGGACAGCCTTTATTTAGGCGCAGGTTTATTCCTGCTAGTTTGTTTGACAATCCCTACTTAGCTGAAAGTGGCGACTACGAAGCAATGCTTTTATCTCTACCTGAACATCAGCGAAAGCAATTACTTGAAGGTAACTGGGACGTTAACGAAGGTGCTGCTTTTCCTGAGTTTAATAGAAAGATACACGTAGTTGATCCTTTCAAGATACCACACAACTGGACAAAGTTTAGAGCTTGCGACTATGGCTACGGAAGTCACACAGGAGTTGTATGGTTAGCGGTAGCCCCAGACGAGTCCTTAGTAATATACAGAGAATTGTACTGCTCAAAAGTTACAGCAACAGATCTTGCTGATATGATCATAGATGCAGAACGAGATGATGGAACTATAAGATACGGAGTACTAGATAGTTCACTTTGGCATAATAGAGGAGATACTGGTCCTAGCCTAGCTGAACAAATGAATATGAAAGGGTGTCGGTGGAGACCCTCAGACAGATCAAAAGGATCTAGAGTGTCAGGAAAGAACGAATTACACAGACGATTACAAGTAGATGAATTTACAGAAAAACCCCGGATTGTGTTTATGTCTACCTGTACAAATACAATAGCACAACTACCTGCTATACCACTAGATAAACGTAACCCAGAAGATGTAGATACTAATTCTGAAGACCACCTCTATGACGCTTTACGGTACGGTATTATGACAAGACCTAGAAGTTCTATATGGGACTTCAACCCAGCAACACAACGATCAGGCTTTCAAGCGGCTGATCCTAGCTTTGGATATTAAATATGGCAGAAATAGACGACCTATCATTTGAGACAGACAACGTAATAGCCGCAAAAGATGCCGAAGATAAAATCTTTGATTCTTCTAATGCGGTTGTTTCTTTTGTATCAGAAAGATTTAAAAGAGCAGAAGATGCCAGAGAAGGGGATGAAGAACGATGGCTAAGAGCTTATAGAAACTATAGAGGTTTATATGGGCCAGATGTACAATTTACTGAAACGGAGAAGTCTCGTGTATTTGTTAAAGTTACAAAGACTAAGACACTGGCTGCATATGGTCAGATCATTGACGTTTTATTTGGTAATAACAAATTCCCTTTATCTGTGGATCCTACTGTTCTACCTGACGGTGTTAGTGAGTCAGTACATATCAATATAGATCCTTCTGCAGAAGGGGGCTTTGGTGCGCTCCAAAAAGCGTTTACCGACACAGCACCTGAACCTTTTTTAATTGGTCCTGACACAAAGTTAGAGCCAGGAGAAACAATGCTAGACTTACAAAATCGTCTAGGAGGAATGAAAGAAAAACTTTCGGGTGTCAGTGAAAAAATTATTGAAGGCACAGGTGGCACTGCTAGTACTGTAACTTTCCATCCGGCTATGGTTGCAGCTAAGAAAATGGAAAAGAAAATACACGATCAATTAATTGAATCTGGAGCATCCAAACATCTTCGTAGCATGGCTTTTGAAATGGCATTGTTAGGTACAGGTGTAATGAAAGGTCCGTTTGCTATAGACAAAGAGTATCCCAACTGGAATGAAAATGGCGACTACGACCCCTTAATTAAGACTGTACCTGCAACTAACCATGTATCTGTGTGGAATTTTTATCCTGACCCAGAAGCTACTAGTATGGACGATGCAGAGTACACAGTTGAACGGCATAAGATGTCTCGTAACCAACTTAGAACTTTAAAAAGTCGCCCATACTTTATGGTAGATGGTATTGAGCAAGCAATAGATGTCGGTGCTGACTATACATTAAAGCACTGGGAAATGAATATGGAAGATGATGATGCTAAACATAATGCATCAGAACGCTGGGAAGTTTTAGAGTTTTGGGGATTTGTTGATACAAACATCCTCGAAGAAAACGGTGTTAGTATTCCTAAAGAATTAGAAGATTTACCAGAAGTGAACTGCAACATCTGGTGCTGCAATGGAGAAGTGCTTCGCATGGTTTTAAATCCATTTAAACCTGCACGGATTCCATATTACGCTGTTCCATTTGAACACAACCCATATAGTTTCTTTGGTGTAGGTATTGCCGAAAACATGGACGATACCCAAACACTAATGAATGGCTTTATGCGTATGGCGATTGATAATGCTGCGCTATCTGGTAATCTTATTATCGAGGTTGATGAAACCAACCTTGTGCCTGGTCAAGACATGTCAGTATATCCTGGTAAAGTATTCCGCAGACAAGGTGGTGCGCCAGGGCAAGCATTGTTTGGCACTAAGTTCCCTAACGTAGCTGGGGAAAACATGCAGTTGTTTGATAAAGCTAGAGTACTAGCTGATGAAAGCACAGGTTTTCCTAGCTTTGCTCACGGACAAACAGGTGTGTCAGGCGTAGGACGTACCGCATCAGGTATATCTATGTTAATGTCTGCAGCTAATGGTAGCATACGTTCTGTGGTTAAGAATGTAGATGATTATCTTATTGCTCCAATGGGCAGGTCGTTCTTTGCTTTTAATATGCAGTTTGATTTTGATCCTGACATACGAGGAGACTTAGAGGTCAAAGCTAGTGGTACTGAAAGTCTAATGGCTAATGAAGTACGTAGTCAACGACTAATGCAGTTCTTAGGTACGGTACAAAACCCAACCCTAGCACCATTTGCTAAGATGGATTACATTATTAGAGAGATAGCTAAGAGTATGGACTTAGATCCAGACAAAGTTACAAACTCCTTACAAGATGCCGCTATTCAAGCGGAGCTATTAAAGAGCTTCCAACAACCCGCATCGCCACCTCCTGGGGCTGAAGGAGCAGGACCACCAGCAGGTGCTGGAGGCGAACCGCAAGCTGTAGCTGGTGCTGACGCAATGGACGCTACAGGAGGCGGTGGAGGCCAAGTAGGTACAGGAATGGCTCCTCTTCCTGGTGAGGAAGGGTTTACTGGTAATGTCGCTTAAAACTTTTGTGAATAACAAAAAAGAGTGGGATGCTTTTCTTGAAGAGCTAGATGTTAGAATTTCATTCGCACATCGTAATTTAGAACAAGCTAGTACTTCTATTGAAATACACAGAGCGCAAGGAACAGTACTTGCATTACGCCAACTAAAATATTTAAGGGATAAAATTAATGGCATTAAATGAACAGACTCAAATGGCATTTGGAAATGCACCTATTAGACGAGATCCTGTAAGCGGTAATGAAGTACCCCCAGGTGCATTGCCGTCAGAAGTCAGAGATGATATACCTGCTAGACTAAGTGAGGGCGAGTATGTTGTGCCAGCAGATGTGCTACAATATTATGGTATAAAGTTTTTTGAAGATTTGCGAAACAGAGCTAAGGCAGAACTTTCTGGCCTACAAGAAAACGGTCGCATGGGGGGAGAACCTGTAGGAGACAATATAGATTTTCCTTTTCCTGTAGATGAGTTAAATGTTTACGAAGATGACGCGCCTGTAGCTGCCAGTATGGGAGGTATGGTACAAGGGTATCAAGAGGGTGGGATTACTGACGCAGTACGACCAGGCACAAGCGTATCCTCTATTAAAACATTTATAAATGACGCAGGACAAAGACTATTTATTAGATTTGTTGATGGGACTGCTATTCCACCTGTACCACCAGGATATACAGAAGAAGGTGCAGCTACTACTACCACTACTCCAACTGCCCCGCCTCCAGGCTCTGGACAACAGGGCAGGGATGAATCTGATGAGGAGTTACAAAAAGGAGAGCCAGAAATATTTGCTAGAGACCTAGAAAAAATGAACGCTGCTCAGTTAGCTCAGTATGCAGCAGAAATATCTAAAACACCAATATACAATAAAATATCCAATTCTAAAATTGCTATACTTATAGGTAGTAAAAGACAAGAGAAAAAAGTTATAAGTTATTTAGAAGAAAAAGCTGCAGCTACAAGTACTACTCCAGAAATGAAGTCATTTTATCAAGACCTATTAGACGGGATTGAAGGTGGAAAAAAAGATGAACTAAAAGCACTAGCAGATAACCTAGCTAGTAATACTTTAAACGTATCTAAGAAAGTTTTAGTGTCTGGGTCTACTATAAAAAAAGATGAAAAGACTAAAGGAAATGGAAATGCAGTAGGATTAGCAGGGACTAAGTATTGGAAAGATAAATTTAGTGCGGGTATGTTAGATTCAGCAACAAAAAATGCTTTAGCAGGATTAACTACAGAAACTACAGACGGCCCCTCCGTTACAAGCGTGCTATTGCCCGGTGCATTATCAGGCAAATATGATTCCGCAAATGAGTTTGCATTTGATCCTCCTCCTACAGAAACTCCAACTGCACCAACAAGCCCTGATTATTCAGAGGATGTTTTAAATCAGCCCTACCCAGAAACTCCCCCCGTATCTGATAACCCTTTTAATTTTTACAATTTAGAAACAAATCAAGCACGTAACATGTCTAATATATTAAAATTAGCGGAAGTTAATCCAGGTAAAGTAAATGAAATTTTAGCAACAGTAGAATCAGCAGTAACTGCCCAAGATGATGATGCTGTTAAAGCAGGAAAAGTACCTAACGTATATACTGAACAACTAAGAAACTCGTTATACAATACGTATGAAGACCCTCGCACGTATGAACAACTAATAAAAGGTGGGCCAGTAAGTGCTACCCCATCTACTGTTCTACCTGGTTACTTTGCGGGAGACTCTGGCAGTGACCCTAGAATTACGACTACTAATATAGGGACTCCAATGCCTGCAGATGAGTTTGTTACTGACACGGATACAATGGTAAAGAACCAAATAGCAGCAAATAATAGAAGATTAGCAGAAATAGCGGCTGATCAAGCTCAAATAAAACGAGACCAAGAGGCCCGAAGAAAAGAGCAGAACGATAGAGAGGGTGAAAACAGACAAGAAGTTGAAGCAGAACAAGAAAAAGAAAGTGTAGTAGGTTCAGATGAAGATACTGCAGCAGATAGAGGAATGAACAAAGGTGGACTTGCTTCAAGACGCAAAATTAAAAAAAGGAAAAGGAAATGAAGAATAAATGGATATGGATAGGGTTGGCATTAGTCATATTTGCGGTTGTTGTTTTTTATGGCGTAGATAAATCTATGTGTACTGCTCCCTGTATTTAGATGAGCAAAGAGCTTACAGCTCAACAAAAGTCCACGATGACATGGAGATGGACGACACTAATACTTTATCTGCTTATATGTTTTTATGACTTTATGTTCTGCCCCATTTGGTACGGCCTTAATAGGCCAGACATATCGCAGTTTATGGAGATAATAAATTCCACTACAGAGCCTATGGTTCAAATGGAATTAATGAAAAAGCTAACAGGTCAGCATCAACCTTTTACGCTTATGGGGGGAGGATTGTTTCATTTAGCATTTGGAGCAATATTAACAGGATCAGCATTTGCTGCTAAAAGTTAAATAACTAGAATGGTAGGTAAATAACTAAAAAATAGCTACAAAAACAACTCGATAATAACAATAAGGCTACCCAGTAAATTTGCTGGCCCCAACATAAAGGAGTAACTCATGTCGGAAGTAGCAGTCCAAAAAGAAATACCTGTAGTGGTTGATTCCCCATCACACAACAGAAACATAGCTCGTGCAGTTAAAGATCAAGAAGAACTAGATCAACTAATGAAAGACGCAGGACGTAGTCCTAACGTAGAAACTCAAGAAGATATAGATGAAGATCACCCTTTAAACAAAGTTAAAGACGAAGACGAAGGTTTAACTGCAGAAGAAAGGTCTTTTAAGAAACGCTACGGTGATTTACGTAGACACACATCTGAAAAAGAAAAAGAAATGCAGTCTCGTTTAGAAAAGCTAGAATCTCAACTTACTCTTGCATCAAAGAATGAACTTGTTCTACCTAAGTCTACCGCAGAAGTTGATGCATGGGCAAGGCAGCACCCTGATGTTGCTGCAATAGTAGAGTCCATTGCAGATAAAAAAGCAACAGAAAGATCTAGTAATCTAGAAAATAGAATGAAAGAGTTCGAACAAGTACGGGCAGATGCAATACGAGAAAAAGCGGAAGCTGAACTAATTAGTATTCACCCTGACTTTGAAGCAATTAGAAGTGGCGATGAATTTCATAACTGGGCAGAGGAACAACCTAAATGGGTTAAGGATGCTCTATATGAAAACCAAGACGATGCTAGATCTGTTGCGCGTGTTATAGACTTGTACAAACAAGATAAAGGTGTTTCAAAAGCACCTAAATCAGATAAAGCAGCAGCGTCTTCTGTAAGTGCTAGAACTCGAACTTCACCAGAAGCAGATCAATCTAAAAAATATCTTAGTGAATCTATTGTTAACCGAATGTCCCCAAGAGAATACGCTAAAAGATCCGATGAGATTATGTCAGCTATTCGAGAGGGCAAGTTTACTTATGATATGTCAAAAAAGACTTGACACTTAGAATATTGTAGGTATAACTATACGCATATACATGAATTGTTTTATTTTTATGTATGTGTTTCACCAAACACTAAGCCGCAAAGAACTACCCTATCAAGTATAGGCCCAGTTTAAAACAAGATCGACGGATCTAAAAATTAAATTGCACCCTAGAAAACGACAGGCCCCTTTAGTGGATAT